GTTGCTCGATGTATTTCCAATCGACCCCGCTCTTGATCCGCGCGATCGCCTCCAGGAATGCCTTGGCAAGTTGCGGCTCGAATTTGGCCTGGATCTCCTGGATCAGGTTGGCCGGAGCGGCCTTGGAGATTATCATCCCTCAAGTGCCTGGCCTTCCGGCAGCGGCAGCCCGCCCTCGCGCCGCAGGTGGTTCTCCGTGTCCTCATCCGGGAAGATCATCATGCCGGAGCGGGAAAGCCGCTCAATGAAGGTGCCCAGCTCATCAAGGTTGACCGGGGCGATCGGGCCCGGTTTGAAGGCTGGCATGAGTCGGCGATCCAGCCCGTTGAAATCCCAGATATATGGGACGAGATGGCGATTTAGAATCTGGGCGTCCTGATCGTTGAATACCTCGATCGCCTTGAGAAATAGGTTCGTCTTGTTTTCCGCCATGGCAAAAGAACCAGCCGAATCCGAGCCGAGCATGAGGAAATCGGCAAGCACGGATCGGGCAATCGATCTCTGATACCGGTTGATCACGGCGCTGGTATCGATGGCCCTTTGCCCGCTGGCCGACAGTAGGGAAAGCGCGAATTGCTTGATATTAGTCGGTTTCCCTTCCCGGTCCTGGTATGTGTCCGAGGGGATAATAGCCCCGCCCTGCTCATTGAGGCGGACATCGCGGACGAGTTGCTTGTAAATCGCCAATGCGGCCACGTCGCCGGTATCCGTGCTTTTGATCAACTGCGAGGGCACCTCCATGACAGGGAGGCCGGCGAGCTCCCGCTCAATCCCCACGGACTCGTATCCTCGGATATGCTTGAGATAATACCAACTTTCATACGCACTGCGCAGGATGGACAAACCCTCCGGGTTGTTCTTCGTCGCCGTCGTCCGGAACAGTAGAGACCGGTCAAAGGGAATCCTGAATTGCCCGGCCGTGGTCAGCGGCGATTGGATCATTGCCAGAATGTCACCCTCATCCGACAGATCCCAATGATCGAGCGAGTCCTGCGATCTGATAGCCAGTTTGCGAACCCCTATTTTCCCATCCGTGAATTTCGAAAGGCGTTCGGGCCTTTTCTGGTCTGGGCCGAGCCGCCTTTTCAAGATAACCTCGAACCACGCCCACCCGTAGACCATCGCCGTTCGGACCTCGGAAAGGAAATCCTGCCAAGTGATCTCCATATCGCCCATGATGGATTCAAGGAACTCAGCGGCCTCCATAGCCTCAGGGGTATCGTCGGCCGCCTCAACCTGCCAATCGCTCGTCCTGGTCAGCAGATCAATAGCAAATAGAATGGCCCCAATGGTATCATCGTTGTGGGACATCTCCTTGAATGTCCGCATCCCCCGGATGCCGGTTAGCTCCCTGAGAAATTCCTCGTTGATATAGCCAGAATAGACATTCAGCCCAGTGACACCGATCGGATTGAAGGCGTCTGTTTTCGGTTCCTTGGCCATTTATTTCTCGATCAAGATTGGGGCCGCAAAGCCCGTTTTTTGTGGAGTCCTGGTCAGCCTGTTGAAGGCCTCGGCGGAGGCGTCCCCGATATCCTTCCGCTTGCCATCCGGGAAAGTCGTGATCTCATCAAGATACTCGGCATTCCACGGCCCTCTGAGCAGATAAACGTTCCCAGCCTCGACCTGGGCGGAAAATGGCAACGCCCGTGTCACTTTGTCGCCCGTCGCCGTCTTTGCAGATACCACGAAACCCGCCAAATGGGCAATCAAGTCGGCCGCCTGGACCTTTCCCGCGCTGCCCGGGTCCTGCGGCAAAGCGATCTCGCAATCATAGCCATCCCGCTCGGCCGTCACCTTGATCAGTTTCTTAACATCGAACGGCCCGGCCATCTCGGCCACCAGGTGGGCGACAAGGAATCCCCCGTCTGGCATCCGCCCGATCTTAACGCCGGCCGTCCTGGCCGCCCCTGCCGTTTCTGTGGCCGCCATATCCCAGCCGCGGCAGAATTCCGTCCCATCTGGTATGGCATCCATGAACTTGAAGTCGGCCAGCTTGAACAGGTTGCCCTCGCGTGGCGCCGGCCGCTGCTGGTTCTGGCCGGCGAACGGGCCCGAGCCCAAAGAGACTCGGTCGCTCTCGACAACCTCCCTTGGAAAGCGGGCCTCGAATAGCAGATCGCCATCGGCCGTCCTGGGGTCTTGATTGTAAACGGTCTTGACCGGCGCCAGTTTGACATATTCCACGCGGTTATCCGGCACCTGCTTCTCGGGGTCGTTCTCGCCCTCCTTGTACCAAATCTGCTTTCCCGAATCATACCGGGCCTCGATCGGCAAGCCGGCATCGAAATGCCGCGGCATGACGACGCTATAGCAGCGCCTGTCGGGTTCGAACTCCATCGGGAGCATCAAGTGCTCATAGCCAAGGTTCTTGGCCAAGGCGATCCCCGTGGGGTCCTCCTCGTGCAGGCGCTGCATAATCATGGTGATCGCCGAGCGCTTCGGATCGACGAGCCGGTTCGGAAGTGCCTCCAAGAAAGTCTCCTTGGCCGCTGTCCTCCGGGCCGTGGACTTCGCCTGCGTAACCGATAGGGGATCATCGATATTGATCCGGTCGCCGCGCTCGCCCGTTATCGAGTCGAACGGCATCCCAGCCCGCCAACCCTCATGGTCGTTCTCATAGAGCCTTTCCCCGGCCTTGTCCGGCTTGATTTGGAACACGTCGCCCCAGCGCTCCTGATACCATAGGGACTGAATAAGGTTCTTGGCCCGGCGGTTATCTCTGAGGGCCAAATGCTCCCGGTATGCCGTTGATATTGTTCGCAAATGGGGGAGCCGCTTTGGCCCCCACTCCCAGGTTGGCCAAAAGACCGAAACCGACATCGATTTTGTCATTCCCGGCGGCACGTTTATGATCAAGCGCCGGATCTGCCCGGCCGTGATAGCCTCAAGGTGCTCCGCGATCGCCTCAATATGCCAGCCGTGGATGTAGACATGGGCCGGCTCAAGGACGTGCCAAGCAGCCCGGATATAGGAAACCAGGGAACCGCCGGCCGTTTCGATGTCTTGATCGAATGCCTTTTGGGCCGCGCGGCGCTGGCGCTCAGCCCTTACCGTCTCCTGCAGGATCGGTATTTCCGCTTGGTCCAAGCTTACCAAGGGCTGATTCAAGTGCCGCAAGCTCCTCATCAGACATATCGCTCAGAACCTTAGCATCAATATTCACTTGGCGGACAGCCCCACCGCCTGGACCTGTAAGCTGGCGGTGATCGGTTTGGCCGAGGTAGTTCTTGCCCAGCCATATCAGCATTGCAACGTTGCCGCTCATGGCCTTCTTCAATTGTTGCTCGCGGATGCTGGCCGCAACCCGGCCCCGGCCGATGTCAATGATATCCTGAACGACCGGGTATTTCTTCTTGAATGTCCAGAAGGTCGCATAGGTGCAATCGAATACCGCAGCAATCTCCTTCTCGGGGACGAACCGCTCGGCAAGCATCTGGATCGTCCTGAGGGTCTGATCGCTGAATACGATCTTGGGCTTTGGGCCAGAGACTTTCGGCTCTGAGGTATCGTTTTTGATTTTCTTTTTTCTTGGCATAACTCTATTACCCAGACTAATTGTGCCCCGGAGATTGATAGACCCACCCGGCAAAGGTCCCGAAGCGGAAAACCTCCTCGAAACCTATCAAGTCGTTTCTCTCGTCAATAGGCCTTTGTATACCAGAAAGGGAAAGCTCCTTTGCAATTATCTCATCTGGGTTTGCACCCTGCTCATATTTTGCTGCGAGGGTCAGTCTATAGGTTGCCTGTCCAAGCTCTCCGTATAGGTTGCATGACTTATCAAAGACAATTATAGCACCGCCAAGCTTTAGCTTCCCTTTCCAGATGTCTATCAAGGCTCGCCTCTCGGAGACTGGAATAAACATCAATGTAAGAAAGGCCACTAATACATCGAATTCAAGGTACTCGTGCTCCTGCGCTTTGGCGTTTGTAATATGCCCAGGAGCATTATATTTCGAGCACATCTCCTTTGAGCTTTCAAGGGCGATTAATGTAGCGGTACGCTCGTCAAGTAGCGCCCCAATTGATCTCCCAATATTTCCGTTAGACGCGCCTATATCATATATAACTCCCTTCTCTGGTAGATAATAGCGAACATAATGTTTAACAACACCAGTTGCTAAGTCATACCACGGAAGCTGTTCCCGGACATGGGAGTCAAACTCGGCTGCTATAGTATTGTTGTTAAAAGTCCACCTTCCTGGTTCTGGGATATCCATTTGAGATTCCTAATTTATGGCGCTTTTACCGTATATTTTCTTGATCTCCGCTCTATAGAACCGCCCAGGGTTCGATATTACCTTAGCAGCCTCCCTACTAACTCCAGACCCGCCTTGGAATGTATCCTTTGGCCTCTTTATAACACTCTCTGGAATGATACCAGAAGCTGCTTTCTTCAAGGCTTTCTTGCCTGGAGGACAATCCGCCTTTCTCAGGTTGACGACCCCCTCAACCAAGGCTCTATCCATAAATGGTAGGCGGCACTCGATACCATATGCCATGAAGGCCTTGTTGCATCGTACAAAATTTCCTCTTGCCATCTTGTCAATTTGTTGGAGTCGGATATTCCGCCATTCATTGTCGCTTGCTCTTGCTCCCTTGATACACATCGAACCATAGCCACCAAACAGCTCGTCTGCAGCCTCCCCAGATAGGCACGCCTTGAACCCATCAGATGATATCGCCTGCGCCAAGGGAATACAGAGTGCTGCTATCTCAATCTGGGCCTTAGATGGGATCTCGATGACCATAGCAGCCCTTGTAAGAGCTCCGGCTGATATCTGCCCTATGTCAACCTCGGTCAGAGGCACTTCAAAATGATCGGCAACCCGTCGAGCATTTATCAGGTCGTGAGAATCATGATCAAGCCTTGCTGTATAGGCGACAATGTCCCTTTTGTGTTTCTTGGCATAAGCAAGGATCATCGAGCTGTCGAGCCCTCCGGATATTAAGCAGCATAGAGGGGCATCGGCCAATAGCCGGGCTCTTACCCCATCCTCAAGTCTTGCCCCTATATCAACCACCTTCTGCCATTCTCTAGGTATGCTATACCAACGAGAAACTTTCCCTGTCTCCAGGTCTAACCATGTACCAGCTGGAAGCTGTGTGCAGGTATATGGCGCAAGCCCCTTTCTCTCGCTTGACCAGCGGAAAGTTTCTCCACTCCTGTTGATATAAAGTGGGATTTTCCCAAACCGATCTCTCGCCAGAATATTGTATCCACCATGAGACCACGAAAAGGCAAACATCCCCTCTAGGCGAGAAAGGGCGTCGATACCCCATTGGTAGAGGGCTGCTGCTAATGTCTCGGTATCTGAGCCTGTCTTGAACTTTCCGCCAAGCTCTTTTCGTATTTCCTGATGGTTCCAGATCTCTCCATTGAAAGCCAGAATTGCCCCTTTGTATTTGAATGGCTGATCTGCAGCGCTAGAGAGGTCTAGAAGGGCTAGGCGGACATGGCCATGCATTACCCCATCAATCTCGACGAACCCTCTAGAATCAGGCCCTCGATGACCAATCAGGGATAATCGCTTCTCAATTGCAAATTGATTGTCCCGGTAGCTCCCAACTAGTCCGCACACTAGATTTTCCTCAATATCTTGTCTCGAACTACCGAGGCAATATGCCACATCATTATAGGCGGAACAGACCGGCCAATCCTTTCCCACTGCTGGGCGTAAGATCCTGTGAGAATAAAGTCGTCTGGGAAGCCTCCAATCCGTTTCAGCTCCTCAATATAGAATTTCCGTTTTTCTGTTGGATGAACAATAGCTGCAGTCGACCCACTTCCTCCAGATGCTGTAATTGTCCCTGATGGCTTGTCTGGGTGCGCCCGTACTAGCTGAAAATATTTTTCAGACTGCTCTCCTGGTTTTAGTTTATCCCATTCCTTGCCAATAGCGAATCTTGAGATATCAGCAGGGTCGGCCTGCTCAACTAAAACATCCCCGCTCCCAACTTTTCCGTTGCCGGTATTTGGACTGGCCCCAATTGTCTTTGCCGGGAGTTTAGGGCTTTGCCATGTTTCCTTTCCAAATGAGTCGTTTGCTCCAACTGCTACAATTCTCTCTGTTACAATAAACTCCGATTTGGAAACAATTGCGAGGCACGGCTTCTTTGTCACATTACCTAAGCAGAAACTCTTTTGTCCACTAGTCTCATGAACAACATTTAGCAACGGCAATATATCTGCAATTGTATATTGGTATGTCAGCGGCTTTGGGAATTCTGGATCAATACCAATATCGTTCCTAACCCCAACAAAAAATACCCGCTGCCTCGTTTGAGGGACGCCAAGCCATTGAGCATCGAGAACCTTTGCCTGGACCCTGTATCCAGACGATTTTAGAGCTGCCAATATCTCAAGGAAATACCCCTTTGCCGCGCCCTTGACCAGCCCGGAGACATTCTCCGCAACAAAGGCTTTTGGCTGGAGGCCATTTAGAATACGATTGAACTCAAAAAATAAGTCGTCTGTCCGCTGCTTTGTACTTGAGTATTTTTTTGATTTTCCCCAGTCCTTAGACCTGTTCCCAACTGTTGAGAACGATGCGCATGGCGGAGATCCGTCGAGCAGGTCAATCTCCCCTGGCTTCATTCTAATAGCACCTAAAATATCCTCTGGAGTGACCTTCCGAATATCCCGGCTATCAAGAATCGTTCCGGGCGAGGCATTAGCCAAATATGTCTTGCGGGCCTCCTCTACAAATTCTGATGCCCATAATATCTTGAAGCCCGCCATCCTATATCCAAGAGATGACCCACCCCCGCCTGAGAAAGTCGTCACCACATTGAACCCATTCCAAGGCCGCCTAGCTATCTCCTCCATTGTTGGAATTCGATACGGCGGTTTCTTTTCCGCCGGAGAACTGATATCCGCATTTGGGGCATTTGTGCTCTGTCTTGATATTCTCGTCGTACTCCGGGAAGTCATCAGGCGCCTCTTTGGAAAGATCTTGGAGAATGTCATCTATACCATCCCCAAACCCCAAAAGATCAATATCGAAATCCAACTCGACCAGATCCCCGATCTCCAGCCTCAGGATATCCTCGTCCCACCCGCCATTCTCCGTCAGCTTGTTATCCGCAATCACATAGGCGCGCTTCTGGGCCGCTGTCCAGCCTTTGGCGACCAGCCGGGGCACCTGGGCCATCCCGAGCCGCTTCGCCGCCTCAAGCCGCCCGTGGCCGGCTATGACCCCGTTCCTCGGGTCGGTAAGGATCGGAACGGTAAAACCGAACTCCCGGATCGATGCCATGATCTGCTCAATCTGGGCCTCGCTGTGCACCCTGGCGTTCCGCTCATAGGGCTTGAGATCGCCGACATCGCACATGTCGATCTCGTGCTGCACGCCCTTTTTTTTACCGGCCATCAAGCTTCATTCCTTCTCCCGTTGGGATGCTCAATTTCATTGGCACCGGCCCATCCACTATCTTCTGATCGTAAAACTCACCGCATTTTAAGCACACCACACGAATGAACCGAGGGTCCGGACACAGGGTAGTCTCAACGAGGAGCCCTCTGCATCCATCTTTTTCGTGCCCGTATCTAGGTCGTCGTGCTTCTGCATATGGATTGGCTTTATGTAGGTTCTCAATGAGATTTAACCTGTCTACCTCGTTAATCTGGTTCATTTCGGGCGCCCATCTGGAAAGCATGTTTTGCAAAATCGCTCGTCAGTGGAATATTTGAACCATTTTTTCGGGCAGAACTCCGTACAGATAACACGGCCCGGCCCGGAGCATGTTGTCGGACAATATCGGTAACTGTAATCGCCTCCGGTCCACCCGAACGGACCAATTCGACGGTGTATCTTATCGGTTTCAGTTCCCCTGACAAAAAACGATTCCATTTTCCTCTCCTAAGGTGTGGCAATTTGCCCTAGCTTGATGTGGTTGGGGTGTCGGCCTAGATGGGTTTCGTCATGCCTTTCATGGGCATGGCGACTGGCTGGGCCGAAAGCCGGATCCATTCGCTTCCGCTGAGATCGATCTTGGCCCCATCAACCGCTTTCATGACCCTTTCCTTGGCTTGCTCAAGGCTATCGGCGTTGATGCGGACCGTTGCGATCACAGGCAGCAGGTGGACGTCATATAGCATTGGTTATTCTCCCAAGGGGTGGAAATGTTCCACCCCTTAGTTGGTATGATTATACTGGTGGCGGTGGGAGGAGTTGCCAATGGGTTGGCGCGGTTGGGCCTTCGTCGCAATACCCGCGTAAGGCATAGGGACCATGTTTTCGATCATCTACACACCAGATTAGATAATCTGCATATGCGGGTTCTGTCCACGCGACAGCCCAAATGCCAATGGTTCCAAAAGATACCAGTATCACAGTCCCGTCCTTCAGCACTGTCTCTATTGGATACCATATGCCTGGGGTGAACTCTACCGCATTTGTTGAATCCGACGATTTTGACGGCACGTCTTTGAGAGTCGTGGGGTGGGTGAAATCAGCCATTATCTATTCCTTAATCCGCCGTCTCATTCTGGTTTTCTGAACGTCTGCTTGGCGCCGCACTTCTCGCATTGCCACGATTCGACAGAATAAAGCCGATGGCTATGTTTGGTTTCCATTGGCACCCAGATGTGGTCGCACATCGCACGCCTGTCCTTGATGGAGATTACGCGGGATTCATCAACCATTGTCTGTGTCCTTTGGTTTGAACTCGCCGCAACAAATCTTGCGACCAGCAGCCTATCCAGTCGGATTTACGAGCGTACCGGCGATTCAGTGTTGCCATTTGTGGAAGATTGTCTGCGCAAGCGTCCGACCAGATATCGTGCCAGACAGCCCCGTATCGGCTGTCTTTGGGTGGCTTCCACGTCATGATATCGGCATTAATGACGATTAGGCGAGCATCGCCTTGGAAGTATGGTGCAACCAGCCTGATAACGTCCGGCGACTTCTCAACAACAGTCACGGAACTCACTTCGAGCCTTCGAAGCACGGCGCCCAAACACATTCCCAGGCCCAAACCGCTGATCAGCACGTTGCCTTTTGCGTTCCTGACAAAATCGGCGTGGTCCAACCGCTCGGCGGGGGTGTCAGACATAATCAGCCGATCACGATAGCGCAGTTGGGTGTAAACGCCGGCCTTGAAAAGTCGTTCTCGAAACGCCGCTACCATACTGTCTGGAATTTCAAACCGCTCTACTGACCAGTCGCCCGAAACACCTTCTGGCACTGTGACTTTTGGGATTAGCTGGTCAAGATAATCGTCCATCCTCAATCCCTCTCTGTGAACAGAAGGCCGTCGTCCCGACCTTTCTGGTATTCCATCCATTTGCAGGCGTAGCCGATATACCGAGGCGTGGCGGTTTTGCCCTCCTCCCAATTCCGGATCGAATTGGCTGAGCAGCCCAATTTTATGGCCGCCTCGTTCCGCGTCCAGCCGCCCATTCGTTTGCGCCATGCCTGGAGGTCAAATTCATCATTTGCCATCGGCCTCGCCCTTCCTACCATTCCATTTGTCAGCCGCCCTTTTCTCAGAGGCCGCGTGCGGACCCCTAGCATTACAGGCCTTGCAAAGGACGGTCGCCGGCACACTCAGCGACAATGCCGCCTCACGGCGCCCACAGAATGGGCAGGGGGCGAGCTTTAGCTTTTTAGCCATGGTTCATCGCCTTCTCCCCGCGCCGCGCTGAGCGCCCCTCCCATCCTGTCAATAAGCATCCCGTTCATCGGGTTCTCAATTTCATATTTTGCGCCTTGCTGCAGTTGGACGAGGAATTGATGCCCCTCGTCCAGCGCCCCGTAAAGCGCCCATGATCCGGCTAGGAGCGCCGCGTTGGCTAGGTGATTGATGTCGATGAAGTACGGGGCCATATCAACATCGCGGTCGATCTCGGCCAAGTAGTGCAGCCCGGCATCGCCGCTTTCCCTCTTGAATGGCGCTTGGATAGCGATGTGCGATGAGGTCACAATCGTTTGGTATGGGCCATTGGAAAAGTGAACAAGGCTCATTGCTCAGCCGCCGTCCCGGTTTCGGGCTCAGCCCCGGTAGATTCCCCCATGCTTTCGCCATCGTCCCGTTTGGCCAGTGGTAGCTTGGGCACAGCCTTCCTTTGCCGCTTTGGTTTCTGTTTCGGCTTTGATCTGGGCTTCGGATCCGCAAGCGCCGCCTTGATCCTCCGAATTGCCTCCTTCTTGTCGGCAACCTGGAGGGCGAGAATTTCGATCTGAGCCTCCAGATCGGTGACATCGCATTCGCAGCGCTCCTTGATCACCTCCAATTGCCCGACCAACCTCCCGGTCGTGGTCTCATTCTCGGCCGTCGCATAGATGGGCTCAGCATCCAAGACCGCCCTCATTTCATCGGCCATGTCAGTATTGACCATAGCTTGTCTCAGTTGGGTCAATGCCATCTTTCTCTCCGTGCTTTTTGAATGATGCGGCGGGGGCATCGAACCCCCGCCTTGTTTTCTTATGCCGCCTCGGCGATCTCTCGCCATTCCCGCGGGGCCAGATCGAGCACCTTGCCGCCGGCAACCTCAAATTCCGTCGCCCGGTCATAATCCTCAATGTCCTCGGCGGTCCTGGTGACGGCGTTGAGAGCCCCCCATTGGGAGAGGTCGCCGCCCTCGATCAGGTGCCGGAGCACACTTGATTGCTCCCCCTTATGGAGATCAAGTTTCTTGGCCAGAACCTCGACAGCCTTGACCGGATCGCCCTTGATGCTGCGCTCGGTAGTTTCCTGCATTCTGGCTACCTGCTCATCGAAATTGGTCTGGTCGACCGCCGCCTTGACGACATCCCTGACCTTGAGAAGGATAGCCCGGTCGTCCGCCTCCTTGGTCTCATCGGACAGCAGTTTGTAGACATCCTCGCTCACGTCGGCCCTGGCCCCGATATGGTGCGCCCGGAAACCGGAATCGGGCAGGATCATCCCATTGAGACAAATCAGCCGATAGACCAGCGGCCGAACCCTGACAGCGCCGGCACCCACCTCGGAATTCTCAATCACAATGCCGGCCTGGACGCGATCGCCCAAGCCAACCTCGCCCTCAATGCGGGGGGCAAGCGCCTTGATATACATTTTCCGCTCAGTAATCTGGCACGATAGAACCTGGCATTCGGGAATCTCATGGAGAATCGGTAAGGCGACCTCGGCGATCTCCTCGTTTTCGATCCGTTGATATTGATCCGAGAGAAACGCCCTTGTGTCGCCGCCCAGCATTCGGATCATTCTCCGTTGGGGTTCGTTCTGAAACCAGCGATTGATGTTCGACGCCAATAGATCCGGGGCATCGTTCAGCATCCGGTCGTAATACTTTTTCGGAATGCCAACGCGGTCGGATATCTGGCCATGAGCAAAACCCAGAATCGGGGAATGCCCGAATTCCTCGACAAATAGGCTCGCCCGACCCGGCGATGTGTTGGTGATCGACAGTTGTCTCGTGTCCGCGATGAGATCCGACTTCATCGCTTTGTTGGCTGAGATTTGCTCGGCAAGTTCGGTAATTGAAATTCCGGCTTTCATGTTCCTATCTCCTATTTCGGGCCTAATCGCCCCCGCTAAGGGGTGGACATTTTCCACCCCTCAGAAAGTGCGATTCTGCTCAATTACCCCCAGGGCAGGCTAAAATGGTCAGCGCAGATAGGCCCGTATCCAACCTCAGTCGACCGCTTATCGGTCAACTCCCGGCGGCAAAAACAGCAATTCCCGGTTGGGAACTTGCTAGTCATGCCGCGTTGTCCTTCTCAAACTCGCCGGCTTTATTCAGGCGGTACCAAGTGTCTGGCTCAATATCGTGTCCAGCCTTAGCCCTCTTGATATCGAGGATTTCGCCCTCGTCGTTGCGTTGAACCAAAACGATCCAACCACCCTTTGAGGCCTTTGCCTTTCCCGAGTACCCAAGGGCGCAAGCAATAGCGTGGTCGCCGGTCGTCGCGGCATG